CGAACATAATAGCTGTCTTTACAATATCAACAACAGTTGAAACTGCTTTGCCAAAGACGTCGGTCTTCTTTACGGTTTCATCAAGCTTAACAAGGTATTCGCCAAAGCTTCCTGTAAGCGATAATACTCCGTTTCCAGCTGGTAAGAAAAGACTAATCAATTCACCGACACCACCTGCAACTGCTTTGAAAGCTTGTCCGACGATATCAAGCACTGCGAATACGCCTTTAAACGTATTCTTCAAATTTTTAGAACTTTCTTCCCCCATTTTGAATTTTGCTGTCAGATCACGAATACGCTCTGTGATTTCGGCTAACTGTTTTCCAGTCATTGGCGGGAAGATTTCGTTGAATGCCTCCCGAACCGGCTTAGCAACGCTAACCAGTCCTTCAAATACATTCTTTACCGCTTCAATCATCATGGTACGACCGCCAAGGTCTTTCCAATCCTGAAGCATTTTATTTCTCGCATCGGCAGAAGCATTGATTACGGCACTGAACGTATCGCTCACCTCAGTAAGTAATTCTTTCGCCTCTTCAAAGTCGCCGACGATAATTTCCCAGCTTTGTGTCCATCCTGACTGGGCAGCCTCTTTCAACGTGTCGAACAGCTGAGTAAAAGTCTTTACTTTTGTTGCTGCATCGTTCGCTGTTTTACCCATCTCCATAATAGATTTGATCTGATCATCGGTATATCCCATGGTCCGAAGCTGATCTTCGTTGAGATCACCTGTAAATTTTGCCAAGGTTTCAGTCAAGATGTCAGAGGTAAGCCATCCTTTACTAAGGGTCTCTCTGAATGAGCCCTCATCTTTGATCATCTCGTCAATGGCAATTCCATGAACTTTAGCCGTTTCTTTCAGCGCATCCTGGAATACC